GGTTCAGGACCTCAAGGGAGATGTACTCAGTTTTGAGCACATCTATTTGGACGGTCAGAACAGGCAGCAGATCGAATACCTGCTTGACCGCGAGCATACCGATTGCCTGCTCACCGGCTACAGCGCCGGTCTACGCATGAAGGTGATTCGCCGCTGGCACGAACTCGAAGGCCGGGTGATCGGCCAATTCCAGATTCCCGCGTCGTTCTCCGAAGCGCTGCGCCTTGCCGCTGCCCAGGCTGAACAGAATCAGCAATTGCAGGATGTCATCCAGCGGCAAGCGCCCAAGGTGGCGGCGATCCAGCGCCTTGCTGGCGCCGGCGGCGCGATCTGCATCACCGACGCCGCCAAGCAGCTGCAGATCCGTCCTGCGCAACTGTTCGCCTGGCTCCAACAGAACCGGTGGATCTACCGTCGTGGCGGGTCTACTCGCTGGATCGCCATGGAGCCACGCATTCAGGCCGGGCTTCTGATTCACAAGGTCACCTCTCTGCGGCCTGATCAGGAATCTGGTCTAGAGCGCGTCGCGTTTCAACCTCTCGTAACCCCGAAAGGCCTTGTTGTGTTGGCCGAAAAGAATATTGGAGCTGCACTGTGAGTGTTCAAGCTATGGCCTGGGCGCTTCAGATCGCCAAGACCGAACTTTCTGACCCTACTGCTCGCCACGTACTGCTTTGCCTAGGTAACTACGCCAGTGCAGACGGTCGCGGCGCTTATCCATCGGCTAGAACTCTGGCTGAAGACACGTGCCTCGCCGAGCGCACCATTCGCTACAAACTGGATGCTCTCGAAGCAGGTGGATTTATCGTTCGCGGCAATCAGGCGCTGGCTGCTGTTTACATCGAGCGCCATGACCGACGCCCAGTAGTTTATGACCTCCAACTAGTCCGGGGTGCAAATGCTGCACCCCGTTCAAAGCGGGGTGCAGATGACGGCACGGGGTGCAACTCAGAGCAGAACGGGGTGCAGCCTGAGACAGAACGGGGTGCACCAGCTGCACCCAATACATCATCTAACCATCCAGGAACCGAAGAGCAGCTGCAGCGTGATTTGGATTCCGAGATTGAACGGCAAGACCAAGCCGCCGCAAATGGCTCAACCCCTGATCGCCGCTTTGCAATGTTCGCTACCTGGGAGCCTGACGCAAAGTCCCTCGCTGACCAGGTTGCAATCGCTGGCTTGCCCGCCGGTTGTGTTCCGGACGAAGCCGTTCGCAAGTTCAAGGGTTTTTTCGTTGCCAAGCCCAACACCTTCGACTCGCCTGCTGGCTGGTGCTACCGGCTTGTCGGTTGGGTGAAGCGCGAGCGGGTGAAGGCCGCCGGAAATGGCCAGGAACCTGATTTTGACGACACCGCCTGGGGCGATGATTTGGGGGGCTTGTGATGAAATCTGCAACGAGCATGCTGCAAACCTTGCCGAACCTTCCGCCGAGTGAAGTCGCGCCGCTCAAGGCTGACGCCGGTACTGTTCAAGTGATCAATGCTCTGTTTCGCGAGCTGATGGCGATCTTCCCTGCGTGGAAGCAGGCGTGGCCGGATCAGGAGGCAATCAGCGCTGCCAAGGTCACTTGGACCAAGGCGTTCATGGCCGAGAAAATCACCAGAATCGAGCAGATCCGCTTCGGTATCGAGCAGTGCCGAAAGCTCGGTACCGACTTTGCACCAAGCGTTGGCCGGTTCATCGGTATGTGCCAGCCCACACCGGAAATGCTGGGTATTCCGCCGTTGGCCGCTGCGCACCGGGAGGCGTGCCGCAATGCCCACCCAGCTATGGCGGGGAAGGGTAACTGGTCGCACGACGCGGTATGGCACGCGGCCAAGGAGTGCGGTTTCCAGAACCTCAACAGGCTGGAGTCCTCTCTCAGCCTGAAACTGTTCGACCGCAATTACACGATCACCATCCGCCGCATGATTGCGGGCGAGCCGTTGCAGAAGATGCCGCTGGCATTACCCGAACGCGCTCAGGGTAGAACCACACCCGAGGTTGGAAACAAAGCGCTGGCCGAGTTGCGCGCCGGTCGTGGAGGTGCGCGTGCCTGATCGACGCCTGGCTGTTCCCGAGATCGATACCTACCGCTTTGCGGTGTTCTGCTGCTCGTTCAAGGTTGACCTTGGGTCGACGCCTGATCATGCCCTGGCGCTGTTCGCCGATTCAGGCATGGCTCAGCGCTACGGCGCGTGGATGTGGCCGACCACCTACGAAGTTATCGATGTCGTCACGGGGAAGCCTGTATGCGTGTGACCTCGAAAAAGCTTCGTGCCTCGGCCAACGGCCAGGACTGCACCGTCCGAATCCCTGGCATCTGCAATCACAACCCGGAAACGACCGTTCTTGCGCACCTGCCATGTGGGCAGAAGGGCATGGGTATCGAGGGCTTCGACACTGTCGCGGTTTACGCCTGTAGCACATGTCACGACGTGATCGACGGTCGCGGCGCGGGTGAGGTTGACTGGCAGGACATGCCGCGCGCCATTGCTGAAACCCACGAAGCCCTGATCAGGGTGGGAATTCTCACCGTGAAGGGGGCTGCATGATCGATCTGATGCTGCCTTGGCCGCCTAAGGTTCTCAGCCCCAACGCGCGTACGCACTGGGCAACCAAGAGCCGTGCGGCCAAAGCGTACCGCAGCGCCTGCTTTCTGCTGTGCCGCCAGGCTGGTTTGTCCGCTCCCACAGGACGTGCACTGCTGTCGCTCGAATTCATTCCGCCAGATCGCCGCCGGCGGGACGATGACAACTGCATTGCCGCGTTCAAGTCGGGTCGTGACGGCGTGGCGCAAGCCCTGGGCATCGACGACAGCCGCTTTGTTACTCAGCTGCAGATCAGCGCCGAGACCATCAAGGGTGGTGCCGTCCGCGTTCGCATTTCTGAATACGCCGAGGCCTCTGAATGACAACCGCCACCGTGAACCTGTCAGACGCGGAGATCCGCCGGCAGTCCGCTGACACGTCGGTCGATACGTTGCGCGACCCTCGTCACCCTGGGCTTTATTTCCGGTTCAGTCAGGGCAGGGCGCGTGGCTCCTGGTATCTGGTTGTGCAGCGGTCATGGCGCCGTATCGCTGGGTATCCAGACCTGAAAGCGGCCGCCGTGTTGCAGCTGCTGCCCGAACTGCGTCAGCGCGTTGTTCTCAAACCCAATGCCAGCACCGCCATTGAAGCCTGGCATACGGTCGGTGACCTGCTCGACTGGTACGGCGACCGCATGGCCCGTGACCGGTCACTGTCGGACAAGCGTAAAGCGGGCGGCAAGACCGCCATTGCCTGCCACCTGAAGCCTCGTCTTGCTGACTTGCCGATCCGTGCCGTCAGCGCCCAGACCCTCGACCAACTGTTGATGTGGCCAGTGCAGGCCGTTCTGTCGCTGTCCTACGTGCAGCAGCTCTACCGTCTGCTGTCTGCGGCATTCAGGCAGGCCGCCAAGCTTGACCTGATTCCGTCGAACCCAATGGCCGACATGAAGTTCGGGCACTTCACCACGGCCCGCATCGCACCCAAGGCCGCGCGGCTGCGTGGCGTCCAGATTCCCGAGGTTCTGGCACTGCTGGCCGGACAGTTCGACCCAGCCCCGGACGATGCCATGCTCGCCCTGATGATGCTTTGCCACGGGACCCGCATCGGTGAAACCCGTCTGACGCGCTGGGCCGATATCGCGCTGCCGGAGCGTGAGTGGTTCATCCCGGCTGAGAACACCAAGACCCGGACCGAGCACCGTCTCCCGCTGACAGACCAGGTATGCGGCTTGCTTCGTCGTTACCGCGCTGCTCAGTTGTCCAGCGGCTATCAAGGTGCCTATCTGTTCCCGAATCGCCGTGGGCTGCCACTGAGCGAGAACCAAGCAAGCGCAGTTTTCACCCGGTTGGGTCGCGGTGAATGGTCGAGCCACGATCTGCGCAAGGTTGCCCGGACTGCCTGGACAGACATCGGCATCGACGGGCACATCGGCGAGATGCTGCTGAACCACTCCCTCGGCAAGATCACCTCCACCTACATCAACACCCAGGCCACCGAGCAGCGCCGGTTGGCGTTGGTGAAGTGGCACGAATGGTTAGATGGACGTGGCTTCGCATCCATTCACGGGCAGACAGGTGTTAGATATGAAGAATCGCAAAATGACGTGCAGGCCTTGAAAGACGTGGCTTGCGAGTCTATTCCGCACATTGTTAAGGGCGAGGTTTAAAAATGATGATTATGGTCGATCACCGCCGAAAGCTGGCAGTCCAGCCCGGCGATATCAGTTCGATGCAGATGGTGCAGGGCATCGGTGGCCGCTGGATTTTGGAGCTGCACATGATCTCTGGCAGGGAGATTGTGATACCGGCCAGCAACGACCTCGGCCAAGTCGATCTGAACGTGATCCATGCCCAGTTAATGGAGGCAAGCGAGTGAGGAAGAGTCACGGCCCAGCCTTTCGCAAGGTGATGAAGCCGCTCCGAGCTTGCTACGACTGTCGCGGCAGCGGTCTTCGCATGGGCATGTTCCATCAATTGGAATGCGCTACCTGTAACGCGTCGGGCTGGGTCTGCGCCGAAACGGGCGAGGCGCTGCCTCTGGCTGACCTGGTGCTGCAACTGGGCATGAAGCTTCGGGCCGTGGAGCGCGAACTGGCTTTGGCCGATCAGCAGTCAGGCCCGCAGCAGCAATACGAACAGAACAACCGCCGCGGCGCCGGCGGATCGAATTACACAGGGGATTAAGCGATGGGCATCTATAACGACGTGATGGGCACCCTGGTACGTGTACTGGCCGCCGACAACATCGACAACAGCACCAAGCAGAGCTGGCAGAAGCTGATCGATGCTGACCTTCGCCAGGGTGGCAACGGCAGTTCGATCTCTGTCCGAGACAAATTCGATTACGACTGCTGCCTGTATGCGCTGCTGCATCGCGAGCTGGCCCCGGCTCAATGGGACGTGCTGGTAGCCAAGTATTCAACGCATAAGGCGAACAAGGTGGCCTCGATTGGTCGTCTCGCGAGTCGCATTACGTCTCCAGCGCCGCAACTCTTCCTTTATAAGGCGCTGACTGCGTGGGCAATCCCGCAGCTCAAAGGCGTCCAGACTGGCAAGCGCTCCACAGACATGATCGTGTTGCCTGCTGAGTTCTACGACATGAACACATGGGACCCGGCAGCCTCCCCGGAGCGGACTCGTCGAGGCTGGAGGGCTGGGATCCATAAGCGCCTTGAGTCGTTGGAAGAGGCGGCAGTGATTCACGCCACCGAGCTTTTCGACCTGGAACAGATATTCCTTGACGCCGCTTGACGAATCGGCCGATTGGCCGTAAATTCACCCCATCATGTCGATCCTACGCGTTATGAGAGAAGACCCCAAAAGCCCAGCCACCAAGCTGGGCTTTTTTGTTTCCAAAAACAGAAAACCCGGCCGAATTTGAGCCGGGTTTTCTTCTTTTATCGTCGATTTTGTTGCATAGTTAGCAGCTGCAATTGTTCGAGTAGCGACGGTGGAAGCGAACAGGGATATGGTGTTTGAGGCTCTTGGCATCGTAGCGCGCCGAGCCGATGAGCGAGGCTTGATCCTGGCCGAGTTCATGGCAGCGGCTGCTGGAAGTTGGAAGATGGAAGAAGAGTTACTCCAGCATTTGATTGAGGTTGAGCTTCTGGTCCTTGATGGTGCCACGGAACATGCTGCCGCGAGAGTTCGTCTCACTTCATCTGGGCGCGATCTACTCACGCGGGAATCCACTCGACGTTCGTGACGCCAAGTCTCTCTGCCTGAGGCTTACTCAGTTTGGGCACTGGGTCGGTTCGATATTTAGGGATCTGACCGATACCAGCATCCAGAGTCGCCCAATGCCACGCTTCCGCATTGCTCATTGTGGCCGCGCGGACATAGAAAGATTTGTAATTGCCGTGTAATAGGTAATCGATACGGTAGTGATGTTCCAGTGGCATGGCGGGCTCTCGTTATGACAATGTCACCAGATTGATAAAAAGCCTCCCGAGAAGATTCATAGATTTTTTCAATGCTTTACATAGATTTCAAGCCTCGGCATTTGCCGGGGCTTTTTGCATTCTGGAGTGACGGATGGACCCTACTGACCTCGGACCAGGCACAGCTACCTGGCTGGGCGGTACTGGCACGGTGTTGCTTGCAGGCTTCTTGTGGCTGCGCAAGTTTCTCTCGCGGGACGCAGCCGATCGGGCGATGGATAACGCCGATATTGGCACGGTCCGCCGGCTGAACGAGCTGTTGGACTCAGAGCGCCAAGCGCGCAGGGAGGCCGAAGCACGTGCCGATCAGTTCGCCAAAGAACGTAACGAGCTCGCCGCAGCAGTTGGCCGGATGGAAGGGAAGATTGAAGCCCTCACCAGCCAGGTCGCCCAGCTGACTCAGCGTGTCACCCAGCAAAGCGACGAGATCACTCGGCTTCGCACCAAGTTGGGAGGAATCAACTGATGGACAAATGCGCACTCAACTTCATTGCACGTCATTGGTGGCGTCGGGTAGAGGTTTGGCTGATCGCTATTCTGCTGCTATCGGGTGGTGCCATGCTCGGCTTCCAGGCGGCGCAGTGGTCGCTCGCCGGTTGGTATAGCGCTCAGGTCTCAGAGGTTCGCCGCGGCTATGACGAAGCCACAAAGCAGCGTGATCTCCGACTCACCAAGTTGGCGGACAAGACCACTGATGCTGCGTCGAAGGTTGAAGCAGCGTCAGCCAGCGCTGTTCATGCGGCAGATACTGCGAGCAAGGCTGCTGATAAGGTCAATGAGGCGGTGGAGCGGCAGAGCCCATGACCGCCGCGCTCAAGCTTGTTCCCCTCTGGGTATGGGCAGCACTCGGTCTGCTGACATCTATTGGCTATTTGGCGTGGCGGCTGGATGGCGTTAAGGCTGATCGTGTCGCCGTGACACTGGAGCGAGACACCGCTAAGGCCAAGGCCGCGTCATTGGCAGACACGCTGCGCCTACAGCGCCAAATCACCCAAGACATTGATCAGGTAGCCGACGATGCGAAAGCGAACGCCGACCACGTTACTGCTGCTGTCGTTATTGCTGATAGCCGGGCTGACAGCCTGCAGCAGCAAATCACCAACCTCCTTGCCGCCAGAAAGTCCTGTCCTGCCCCGGCTGCCGCTGGAGGCAAGACAAGAGACGACCTTGCCACAGTGCTTGCCGACCTGCGTCGAAGCGCTGACGAAAGAGCGGGAAGCCTGGCTGAAGCGCTTGACCGCAGTCGAATAGCCGGTCTGGCCTGCGAGGCTGCTTACTCAGCGGCACAGAACAGATGAAGAAATCTTGGTCGGTTACAGCGCCAGGCTATCCACCATTCCCCTTGATCATGCAAGAAGACCACGACCACGCTGGTGCACTGGCATTCGCCCAGGGCATCTGGCCCAACGCAACTGTGAGGTAGTCAATGGCTCGCCCGTGTCGTTCCTTCGGTTGCCCCGCGCTGGTAAAGACAGCGGACCAGAAGGGCTACTGCGATGCGCATGCCGATCTCCGATCTGGCTGGAGTAAGCGCGAAGACAGGTCAGGCAGCACGACCTCCCGCAATTACGGTCATGCCTGGCGCATCCAGCGCGCTCGAATCCTCAAGCGTGATCACTACCTTTGCCAGTTGTGCGCAAGGTCGGGTCGGGTTGAGTCTGCGAACGAGGTTGACCACGTGATCAGCCGTGCAAATGGCGGCACCGAGGACGATGACAACCTCCAGTCCCTGTGCGGCCCATGCCACAAGGCCAAAACGGCGTCGGAAAGGGGCAAATCGGTCGGTTCTGGTCGCGAATCTCGCTAATGAGAACGAATCGCAGGGGGAGGGGCAAAAGTTCAGGCCTTTCGTTGACATGACCGTCCCCTTGGCCTTTTACACGCGCCCGCGAAAAATGAATTTCAGGAGTTGAGCGAATGCCGGGGGTCAAGGGGCGCTCCGGCCGTCGCCCGAAACCCACGGCCAGCAAGGAGTTGGCCGGGAATCCCGGCAAACGAAAACTCAACAAAGATGAGCCCAGCTTTGAGCTTGTCACCAATATCGACCCCCCGGAGTGGCTATGTCCGAACTCACAAGAAATGTGGGCTCGGGTCGTTCCCGCGCTCCTGGCTGAAAAGGTTTTGTGCGTCACCGACCTGCATAACGTCGAAGCTTTTTGCACGGCCTACGCCAACTGGCGTGCGTCACAAGCCTCGGTGGTTCAGTTCGGAATCGTGGTCACTTCGCCGATGGGATCACCGATCAAAAACCCTGCGCTCACCGCCGCGAAAGAGGCCATGGCACAGATGGTTACCTTCGGCTCGCTGCTTGGTCTCGATCCTTCAAGCCGCACGCGACTTGTGGGAGCGAAAAAGACCGGCGAAGCCAACGCCTTCTCGGCATTACTTAATGGATAACCATGGCCTTCAAACACCCGAACGTCGAAGCGGCGAACCGCTGGGCGCGCGCGGTGATTCGTGGCCATGTACCGGCCTGCCGGTACGTCCAATTGGCTTGCCAGCGGCACATAGATGACCTGATCAAGAGCAAGTCCGCGAGCGTCCCGTACAAATTCGACGCCAAAAAAGCTGAGAAGTACCTGAAGCTTGCCCAGCTCATGCCGCACGTGAAAGGTGAGTGGGCACGCAAGCGGCAGCTGATCACCCTGGAGCCTTGGCAAAAGTTTGGGCTTGCCGTCACGTTCGGCTGGGTCAAAAAGCGTTCCGGCCTACGCCGGTTTCGTGAGAGCTACTGGGAAGTCCCGCGCAAGAATGGCAAGAGCGTTATCGCGGCATCGGTGGGCATCGGCATGTTCGTCGCCGATGGCGAATTCGGCGCGGAGATATACAGCGGTGCGACCACTGAGAAACAGGCATGGGAGGTTTTCCGCCCGGCACGCTTGATGGTGCTTCGCTCGCCCATGTTGATGGAGGCCGCTGGCATCGAGGTCAACGCCTCAAACATGAGCAAGCCAATCGACGGCAGCCGCTTCGAAGTGGTGATTGGCAACCCTGGCGACGGCGCTTCGCCAAGCTGCGCCATTGTCGACGAGTACCACGAACACGATTCTGCTGCGCTGTACGAAACGATGGTCACGGGCATGGGCGCCAGGCTCCAGCCGCTGATGTTCATCATCACCACGGCCGGCAGCAACATTGAAGGCCCGTGCTATGAGATGCGGCGCCGCGTCGTCGAAATGCTCGAAGGCACGGTGACTGACGAAGAGCTTTTTGGGTGGATTTGGACCATCGACGAAGGCGACGACTGGACCGACCCAACGGTGATGGCCAAGGCCAACCCGAACATGGGTGTGTCGGTCTACCAAGAGTATTTGGAAAGCCAGCAGTTGAAGGCGGTGAAGAACGCCAGTTTTCAGAACACGTTCAAAACCAAGCACCTCAATGTGTGGGTTTCGGCCCGCGCCGCCTATTTCAACATGGAGGCGTGGAGCGACTGCGCTGACCCTGGCCTGGTGTTTGAGGACTTCGAAGGCTCCGAATGCCTGATGTGCCTAGACCTGGCATCCAAGACCGACATTTGCGCCCGTGTGAACCTGTTCTATCGAATGATCGACGGCGTTTTGCACTACTACTGCATCGCGCCTCGCTTCTACCTGCCAGAGGAGACCATCCAGTACGGCAAGGAGCGGGCTGTGATTGAGCGCTATCAGAAGTGGCTGAATCAGGGCGTCCTGACTGGCTGCGATGGCGCCGAGGTGAGTTTCAACCTGGTGCGAGACGACCTGCTCGAAGATGCCAACCACGTTGCACTGACCGAGATCCCGCACGATGAATGGGGCGCGTTCCAGATCGCTCAGGATTTCGAAGCGCTCGGCCACACGCCGGTGAAGATCCCGAAAACGGTGAAGACATTTTCACCCGCCATGAAGGAACTGAACGGCGCAATCCTCAGCGGGCGGTTTCACCATGACGGCAACCCAATTCTCAGCTGGATGATGGGCAACGTCACTGCCAAGCCCGACGCAAACGAAAACGTCTTTCCTCGAAAGGAGAAGAACGCGAACAAGATCGACGGTCCGGTGGCCCTGCTGATGGGCGTCAACCGCGCAATGATCCTGGCTGGCAGCCCTGATACAAGCGGCTTCTACGACAACCCAATTATGGTAGGCATTTAATGGCGCGCGATAAGAAACCCGGGCGGGTTCGATCTGCCCTCCAGAATTGGCTGGGCGTGCCGGTTGGTTTGACCACTGATTCGTACTGGCAAGAATGGTTCGGCACTTCGGCGTCGGGCAAGTCGGTCACGGTGGACAAAGCTCTGCAGCTCTCTGCGGTCTGGGCATGCGTTCGCCTACTGTCTGAAACGGTGTCGACGCTGCCGTTGAAGCTGTACGAGCGTCACAGCGACGGCGGGCGAATTCCTGCTACCAACCACCCACTTTACGAAATATTAACGAAGCGTCCGAATGCTGAAATGACGCCGGGTCGTTTCATGCTGATGATCGTCGCCAGCATCTGCTTACGTGGCAACGCCTTCGTCGAGAAGCGCCGGGTTGGTTCGCGGATTGTCGCGCTGGACCCTCTGTTGCCGCAGCTGATGACCGTGAAGCGCCTGGAAAACGGGCGCCTTGAGTACAAATACACGGTCAAGGGCCAGCCCAGGGTCATTGCTGAAGACGACATGATGCACATCCGTGGCTTTGGCCTCGATGGCGTGTGCGGCATGCTGCCGGTATCGACCGGTAAAGAGATCTTCGGCGCTGCGATGTCGGCAGAAGAGGCGGCGGCCAAGGTATTCGCTCAGGGCATGCAGGCGTCCGGCATCCTGAGTAGCGACACTGTACTTAAGCCAGAGCAGCGCGAGCATCTGCGCAAGAGCCTTGAAGCTTTCATGGGCTCCAAAAACGCCGGCAAGATCATGGTCGCCGAGGCGGGGTTGAAGTACCAGGGCATCACCATGAACCCCGAAGCGGCTCAGATGCTTGAGTCCCGCTCGTACGGCATTGAAGAGGTGTGTCGCTGGTTCCGGGTGCCACCGTTCATGGTGGGACACATGGACAAGCAGAGCAGTTGGGCTTCCAGCGTAGAAGGGCAAAACCTGCAGTTCCTCACCAACTGCCTTCGGCCGCTGCTCGAAAACATCGAACAGGAAATCATTCGCTGCCTTTTGGATCGCGACGACCGCTACTTCGCGGAATTCTCGGTTGAAGGTCTGCTCCGGGCTGACAGCCAGGGGCGAGCGAGCTATTACAACATCTGCCTACAGAATGGCTGGATGAGCCGCAACGAGGTCCGTCGCCTTGAAAACCTTCCGCCGATCCCCGGCGGTGACGTCTACACCGTGCAATCTAACCTGCTCCCTATTGAAATGCTGGGGCAGGGCGCGGGCAGCGGTGAGCAAGTCCGCGCCGCGTTGACCGCCTGGCTCACCCCGAACGAACAAGGCCGGAGCTCCGGCAACCCTGGAGACTGACCCATGACTATTCGAAGCCTTCCGGCAGCGCCGGCGGGTCGTCCGTGCGCGGGCGTTTCCTTTGATCTGATGCCGCAAGCCATGGAGCGCTGGAACGCAGGCATTCAAGCTGCTGCTGAAGACGACAAAAACACCATTTCGGTACTCGATGCCATCGGCTTTGACCCATGGTCGGGGGAGGGTGTAACGGCCAAGCGAATCAGCGCAGCGCTTCGCTCGATCAATGGGGCCGACGTCACCGTCAACATCAACTCCCCGGGCGGCGACATGTTCGAGGGGCTGGCGATCTATAACATCCTCCGCGAGTACAAAGGTCACGTCACGGTGAAGGTGCTGGGTCTGGCCGCTTCTGCGGCCTCGATCATTGCCATGGCCGGTGATGAGATTCAGGTCGCCCGATCTGGCTTTCTGATGATCCACAACGGTTGGACCATCGCCGCCGGTAACCGCCATCAGTTTCGTGAAATCGCAGACATGATGGAGCCGTTTGACGCTGCGATGGGCGACATCTACGCAGCCCGCACTGGCGGCGAGCTCAAGGCCATGCAGAAGCTCATGGATTCCGAAAGCTGGATCGGCGGCTCCGCCGCGGTTGAGCAGGGGTTTGCCGATTCGCTTCTCGATTCAGATTCAATCAAGGAAGGGACGAAGGCGCAGAGCAGTGTGATTGCCGCTCGAAAGCTCGACCTTCTCCTTGCCAAGCAGGGGATGCCGCGCAGTGAGCGCCGCTCCCTGATTCAAGAGATCAAGTCCGGCACGCATGACGCTGTCGGACCCGGTAAGCAAGACGCTGCCGAAAGCCTGGCCAGCCTGGCCGAACCTATCGCCGATCTTGAACGCGCCCTCGCACGTTTCTCGGCAGCCGCTACCAAATAAGGAAACTCCAAATGTCCGAACAAGCCCAACTGCTTGCGAAAATGAGCGCCGAGCTGGAAAAGGCATCCAGCGAGTTCAGTGCAAAAGCTGAATCCGCCCTCGGCGAAGCCAAAAAAGCTGGCGCCCTGTCCGCTGAAACCAAGGCCGCCGTCGATGAGATGGCCTTGAAATTCAACACCCTGACCGAAGCTGAAAAGCAGCTGAAATCCCAGTTGGGTGAACTGGAGCAAGAATTCGCCCGTCTGCCTACCCAGGCATCGGCCCAGCAGATGGAATCGCTGGGCGGCACCGTGATCAAGAGCGAGGCTCTGGTCGAGTTCGCCAAGAGCATCCAGGGTAACCGTCGTGTAAGCGTCCCGGTAAATGCCGCGCTGCTCAGCACTGGTGTGGCACAGGGTGTTGTCGAGCCTCAGCGTTTGCCTGGCATTGATGTGATGCCCAAACAGCGCCTGTTCATCCGTGATTTGATTGCACCGGGCCGTACCACTTCCCCTGCAATTTTCTGGGTGCAGCAGACCGGCTTCACCAATGCAGCCCGTGTGGTTGCGGAGAACACCGCCAAGCCGTACAGCGATATCGTGTTCGATACCAAAATCACCCCGGTGACGACCATCGCGCACATGTTCAAGGCGTCCAAGCAGATCCTGGACGACTTCGCGCAGCTGCAATCGACCATCGACGCTGAAATGCGCTACGGCCTGAAATATGCCGAAGAGTCCGAAATCCTGTTCGGTGACGGCACCGGTGTGCACTTGCAGGGCATCGTTCCTCAGGCCAGCGCATACGACCCGGCTTTCGTGCCGGAAGAACTGACTTTCATCGATCAGTTGCGCCTGGCAATGCTTCAGTCTCAGTTGGCTCGCCTGCCCGCCAGTGGCCACGTTCTGCACTTCACCGACTGGGCCAAGATCGAGCTGACCAAAGACTCGCTGGGTCGTTACATCATCGGCAACCCGCTGAGCCTGGCTGGCCCAACCCTGTGGGGTTTGCCGGTTGTTGCCACTGAACTGGCTGCATTCCTGGGCAAGTTCCTGACCGGTGCCTTCCAAACCGGCGCTCAAATCTTCGACCGTGAAGACGCGAACGTGGTGATCTCGACCGAGAACGCCGATGACTTCGAGAAGAACATGATCTCGATCCGCTGCGAAGAGCGTCTGGCGCTGGCGGTCAAGCGCCCGGAAGCGTTCATCTACGGCACCTTCGCCCCAGCGGTATAACCCCAATGGGGCCGCCGCGCTGGCGGCCCCATTGGAGGCAGCATGAAACTGAAAACTCTCAAGCCCCTGTATCTGGGCGGTGTGACTGTGGTCGAAGGTCGATCATTCGAAACGGGTGAGCAGCACGGGCGCGAACTGATCCATAAAGGCTATGCCGCGCTGGACGAATCGGGCGACGAAGCGGTTGTCACTCTTGATGAAGAGCCAGGTGGCAGCACTCTGGCGCTGACCAGCGACCCGCTCGGTCAAAACCTGACTCTCGATGCCAGCGGCAAAGGGAAAAAGGCAACCAAAAAGGCGGATTGAACATGTCGGTTATCGATATCGAAGTTGCCATGCTCCACGTCCGTGCTGATGACGCTGATCGGGACCATGTTCAGCTTCTGCTCGATGCCGCAGAGGACAGCGCTGGTCAGTACATCAATCGAGCGTTTTATGCCGACGCTGATGCATTGGCTGCCGCAATACTCGCCGGTACGGCTGGCGATGAACCCATTGTGGTCACCAAATCCATTGTCGCGGCCTGCTTGCTGATACTAGGCAGTTTGTACGCGAACCGGGAAGACGTCGCTGTTGGCGTCAGCTTGACGGTGCTGCCTATGGGTTCTCGCTC